GTCTGATGTCCTTACGATTCCTGACACGATACAAGAAAGTTTCGGGGTTCTCTGGGATTTCGTCCCTATTTGAGATACCTTTGGAAACTGCACAAGTGCTTAACTGGATCATGAAAGAAACTTGACTACCTGATCACCTTGCATGTAATTGTTGAAGTTACATGTAGAATGAGAGTATCATTTTCAACATAAGGAAGATCGGCCGCTCAAACCGATTTCATCACGATTCCTTAACAAAAAAAGAGAATTTGATCATATAGACAGAAACAACTGTAAGTATGATTTGAATTTGCACAGAAGGTCCTGTTTCTCAGAACCATCCTTCTTCTTAACTAAAGAAAGAATCTGAGAAAGTTCATCCCCACATCCATGGAAAATTATATCCAAGGGAACGTTTGTGTTCAAAGGTGAGGGAGTATAAAAATCTATTTCATACTCCAGATACAATTCACCCATCACTTGATTACCCATTGCCCCGAAATCAGGATATCCGTAATAGATACCCTGGACGCATTGTCGAAAAGCTTCGGTTATAGAAGAGCCCGCATCGTAGGTGGTGTACCACGTGCGGGTGCCTCCGTAAACGAACTCGAGACATGCGTGACCAATTCGGAATGGAACTACGATACATTGATCGTAGGATTGGATATTACCAAAGTTCTCGGTAATACCCTGTGATGCGTTATAAGTACCCGAATCATTTGAGTAGGCGAGTGAGAAACTCCCTACTTGAGTGGACCCAACCCTAGTGATATAATGCGCTCTAACCTTGCGAAAGGCATAACGCGTATAGAGTGCTGAAAGCCAGCCAACTCTATCATTGAGTGCACCAGGATTCAAGAGAGCTGAATTGGATGAATTGACGCTACCAACGTAACCAGACGAAGTGCCTAATAAAAGACCATTCGTGATTGCATTCGTCGCAACGCCTAACCATTGCTGCATTCCCACACACCGTATAGCATTGCCATACTCTGAGTGGAAGAGCCCCTTTCCAGTTACCTCGAACCGCATTGGATTCTTCAATGTAATGTCATATGATGCCGCAGTACTAGACTCGGTCATCATGGGTTCTTTCAGACCAGATATAACAGTGTTATTTGTCCTGTTTATCATACGTCCTCTTTTTTTCTTCGCGGATTTTGAAATCTTGTTATTCTTGTTAGATTTCATGGAACAACAAAACCTCAAAGAGGTCCGCGGTAATCTACCAGATTACAAAAACAAGTCCGGGGGTTCGATCCCTTCGAACCCTACTTCAGAACGTGCTAGTCCCACAAAATCAATCACATGCCTGTGATTGACCTGCTTATCCTTTACATTTATAATAGGACGAACAAATTCACAAAGATCTTTTTCTTTTGGCGTTACGCCACGTCTCGTCTTGGCGACGAAACGGAAGATCTGTGATTTGTGCTTAGGAACGTAGTAATAAGTACCCCAGGTAACAGGTTTGCCGGCCCGAGATATCCAATCATCTCGAGCTACAAGCCTGGTACGAGCGGAAGTCTTATAACCGTTTTCAATACTGAGTTGAGAATCATTCTTTTCCTCAGTCCTAAGCCGTTTGCGAAGTGTTATCTTCGTCACCTTCTTTCGATTCTCCTTGCGGAGTTGTCGAAAGACCAAACGTTTGTCATAAATAGCAGTAAAGGCAGGTTTTAGTCCCATCTTCCATCTACGCTCACAATCATAAGCAACACGACGTTGACTCATTGTGAATTTTACCTTGATCCCGGGCTGGCGTTTAGCGCCCAAACCACCAAGGTCACGGTGTATAAAAAGGTTCAAAAGACCCCCTCTTGTTTCGCTGGCAATTGCGCCACGATTCATAGAGAGAAATAATGAGAACATCCTTTTCCTTAACTCCGTGTTACGTAGATCTATGACCATATCAAGATTGCCCACAAGTGGAAGATTGCGATCTTGATTCATGCAGAGATTGACATATGGTATTTCTATCTTAACGACTTTAAAGTCCTTCTTTCTGACGTAGAAAGGTTGCGAGTTAATCACAGCCAATCGCTCAGATTCGTAGGTCTTGCCCACAGATAAGGTGAAATTATATGCACCGGTTTTAGACCGCCATATATCACCTATCTTCCTGGGACAAAAGGTCAGAAAGTCATCGCCATTCACTAAACATGGCGCATACTCTTTTCTGACCACTCCGTTCTTATAGTTCACCATAACAGACCTTCCCTCACATACATCCTCCCAGAGGCTTAAATTGAGTATACATAAAACCGGAAACGATTTTATGTCACCCATAAGCTGACCAAAAGTTTGAATGAAAGGGTCGTCCTGTCCGTCATCGATTTCTCTGCCTGACCATAGCTTTGATCTTAATTCAGATACCATTGCAAATTCGCCCTGAGTCCGATTTATGGCTTCTTGGAACCAAACATTTATGTTAATCCAATTCTTCTTGGTACTACGTGGTCCATCGACAGGTAGATATTCCAATATCTTACCCATCGCACCCCATAGCCCCATAAGAGTTTTTCTATCATAATGTAGAGGAACTTTAAAATCGGGCAACAGTTTATTCTTGAAGCACAGTCTGTCAATCAGACATGACGTGCTTGGGGAAATATTATCTGTTGCAGCATCATAGTCACCCGAAATGAAGACAAGGTCTTCCTTTCGGTAACCCAGGCCGGTCCAGTAATTGACTGATCTAAAAATAAGATTCTCAATATCACTGGTTTGAACCATTCTTCCAAATAGAAGGTTAGGGTTCTCTCTCATTGAAGATGATATTATGCTCTGAAACGGTTTTCCTGCAGCAAACTCCCAAGCGGGAGATGTTGTTATGGAACGAACTTTTAAAGGTTCGGGTAGAAAATTAACCCTACCAGGCCGTGGCCCAGAACAAAAAGCATACGTAAAGTATGGCGAAGGAGCCATACCGGAATATGTTTGATCTAATACCATCTTCAGTGAGACCTTCGGAACATTCCCCCAATTTTTATCATGGAGGTAGCCGAACTGGCCTAACTGATGCTTTTCAGTACACTTATTTGCACTCAAATACGACACAGTTTCTCCCAAGAGGTTCTTAAAACTACAAGGCAGAAGTCTCTTAATTACTGAAGAGACTATCCCCTCGTCAACCGTCAGGGGAATATCCTTCCTTTGTAGAGCGACAGAATATTTAATTGCCGCTTCCTCTATAAAGGAGGTTGGAACTGTGATTGAGCCCTTTCGTAAATGATTAAGACTCATTGAAAAGAAGAGGGACTTCCTACCCCCTTTCGAGAGACGTCTCTTTAAATTCAGAGCCGTTCTTCTAGAGGTAGGAAACCAGGAACTAGCACCACTTGGCTTACTGGGTAATTCATTACCACAGGATAGTGAGCTTGCACAACAATAGTAATATTTTATTATCTTTGTTGTCATGATCTCGTTACTACCCTTACACAGTAACATATTTGAAATCGTACTATTCATTGTTGAAAAACATTGATAGTATAACCTCCTATATGTCTGTCTGAGTAACCAAGCGAAGTTGAACAAGTACACACAACTCTGACGTATCTCATACGCAGAGAAATGTTTTAGGACCTCGATAGATTCGAGATCTTTTTGGATGTAATCCAAGCAGATCTCCCAATTTTGGGAGGAAGCTAAGACGCAATCGACATAGGACAAGAAATCTCTCTTGTTCCTATCGGTCACGTGGCGCGTGCGGAAACAAACGCTCTCGCCATTTGGCATTGACAAATTAGT